TTAACAATCAAATCCTCGTTGGTATCTACATCCGTCCAACCAAAACCAAATCTGGTATTATTCTCACCGACAAAACTGTTGATGAAGACAAATATCAAGGCAAAGTTGGCTTGGTATTAAAAGTTGGTCCTGTCGCTTTTAAAGATGAAAAGGGCGAATGGTTTAAGGATGTATCTATTAAAGAAGGTGACTGGGTTGTTTTTCGTCCATCCGATGGTTGGGCGTTAGCAGTAAACGGTGCTCCGTGCCGTATTTTGGAAGATTACACCATTCGGGCGCGTATTCAGTCGCCTGATTATGTTTGGTAAGGAATAAACATGGCAAAAGATGATGAACCAGAACTCCAACTGGACTTAGAACCTCTTGATAACGAAAAAAAACAAGATGATATTATTGTTGCAGAGGTAAAAGAGCCAGAAAAAGAGCCATTTAGCGGTCCTCAAAATGAATTAACCGTAGAGGATGGCATAAATGAACTTAAAAATCGTTTAGAAGAAGAGCGTAAGGCTCGAGAACTTGCTGAACGACGCGCAAATGAAGCAACTGAAAGATTTGCAGCCGCTCAAAACGATGTAAACGATACCAATTTACGGTTAATTGATAGTGCAATTGATACAATTAAGCGAAATACGGACATTTTAAAGCAAAACTATCGTGATGCGCTTTCTGTGGGTGACTATGATGCCGTTGCCGATATTCAATTATCGATGACAAAATCGGAGTTAGACCTACGCGATCTTATGAGAGGCCGGAACCAAGCAGAACAAGCCGCAAAGGCACCTGTACGCCCTGCTTACGCATCCAATGATCCCGTAGAGGCATTTGCATCTCAATTAACCCGCGAATCAGCGGATTGGATTAGGGCGCATCCTGAATATGCCAAGGATGAAACGTTAAAAGCGGACATGATTGACGCCCATAACTCGGCCGTCCGTCGTGGTATCAAAGCTGATACGCCTGAATACTTTCAATATGTAGAACGCAAGTTGGATATACAGACAGCCCGTTTACGCGAACCGGAACCAAGTGCCATGTCAGAGGCTTCTGCCCCTACCCAACGGCGTTCTGCACCTCCAGCGGCCCCAGTGTCTCGTTCTGGAAGTTCTGGAAGCACAAACCCAAATTCCAATGTTGTCAGGCTTACAGCCCTTGAGCGTGAAACCGCCCGAGATCTTGGCATGACCGATCGTGAATACGCATTATCAAAACAAGCCCTTCTTCGTGAAGGTAAAATAGCAGGTTAGGAACAACCATGAGAAATATTGCTGAAGACAAAAAAGAACGGCCACCGATTCGGCCAACGGCTCGTCCAGAAACAAACGAAGGTGCTGATATTGCATCAGAAAGTCCCCGCGAACGTGCGGCAAGACGTGCTGCAGAACTTCGTGGCCATAACAATGCCAACCTAGATGAAGGCGTCGATAAGTTTGCCACTCCAAATCCACCGGAAGGTTGGTCGTATGAGTGGAAAATGAAGGCAGTTATGGGATGGGAAGATCCGTCGCATTATAATAGAATTACTGTTGGCGGCTGGGAGCCTGTAGAAGCTAATCGACACCCCGAAATGATGCCAAAAGGCTACGTGGGATCTATCGAACGCGAAGGCATGGTCCTATGCGAACGGCCTTTGGAAATTACCGAAGAACGTAAACACCGTGACTATTTGAATGCCCGCCAACAGGTCCAAATTAAGCAGGGCCAATTGGATCCCAAGGGTAAGGGCGGTCTTATTAGCCGCGAAGATTCTCATATTGCTCCTAAGATTAAGAGCAGTTATGAGCCTATGCCAATACCAGATTAAGATTGGGGGCTTTGGCCCCCTTTTCTTTTTGTAGGAAATCTGCAATAATACATTTCCTTTTCCCCCGGCGTGGAAAAGTTGAACCTATTAACCCGTTTCTAAATCGCCCCGGTGCGCGATGATTGGAACTCTCTGAAAGGAGAACCCGTCATGGCGAACACTTTTGCGCCCTACGGATTTTTGCAGGCACAGGGTGGCGCAGGTGGAGCACCTACTTTCGCTCAGTCAGCCCGTCGCATTGCATCGACCAACACGACCCCTATTTTCACTGGTGACCCAGTACAACCTGTAACCTCGACGGCAAACGGCTACATCACGCAGGCAACTGCAGGTGGTTCGGTTCAGCTTGCTGGTATCTTCGTAGGTTGCCAATACTTCTCAACTTCGCAGAAGCGCACCGTCTGGTCTTCTTATTGGCCGGGTTCGGACGCAACTGGCGACGTTATTGCCTACGTCATTGATGATCCAGCATCCCGCTTCATCGTTCAGACATCGGGTGCAGGCTTCCCTGTCACGGGTACGGCTACATCGCAGACCTCTGGCGTTCAGGGTCAGCTTGCTACGTTTGCTTACTCCACGACTGGCGCAACATCAGGCAACAGTACGGGTGGTAACAATGCTACGGGCCGTTCAACGGCTTATATCAACGCCACCGCGACCACCAACACCTCGCCATTCATTATCGTTGATTATGCCGTTTCTTTCGGCAACGGCGGCGACCAAACAACTCAGTACTGCAATTTGCTCGTTGGCTTCAATAACGAAGTCTGGCGTTCGAACTCTGCTGTAACTGGCATCTCGTAAGGAGTGAAGTGTCATGGCTGTTAATCTAAGTCAAATTAAAGACCTTCTCCTCCCCGGTCTCCGTGGCGTTGAAGGCAAGTACGAGATGATCCCATCTCAGTACGACAAGATCTTCACCAAGCACGATTCGAAAATGGCTCTCGAGCGTACTGCAGAAATGCGCTACCTCGGATTGGCCCAGCTGAAGACCGAAGGTGGTCAGACGTCGTTCGATTCGGGCGCAGGTGAGCGTTTCGTTTACAACCAAGAGCATACGGAAATTGCACTCGGCTATGCAATCACCCGTAAGGCTATCGACGACAACCTCTACAAGACCCAGTTTACGCCTTCAAACCTCGGCCTGATTGAATCTTTCCAACAGACCAAGGAAATCTACGGCGCAAACCTCTTGAACACGGCACAGACCTATAACGCTGCAGTTGGCGGTGACGGTGTAGCACTTTGCTCCACGGCGCATCCTATTGACGGTGGTTCGGTTGCCAACACGCCAACGACCCAAGTTGACCTCAACGAAGCCACGCTGTTGAATGCGATGATCGCAATCCGCACGAACTTCCGCGATCAGGCCAACCTTAAGGTCTTTGCTCGTGGCCGCAAACTCATCATTCCTCCGCAGTTAGAACCAGTTGCGATCCGTCTTCTCAAGACAGAATTGCGTCCGGGTACTGCAGATAACGATGTCAACGCGATCATGACAACGGCTGGTGGCTTGCCAGAAGGCTATATGGTAAACGACTTCTTGACCTCGTCGTACGCATGGTTCTTGCTTACAAACATCGACGGTCTTGCATATATGGAACGCATTAAGTTCGAAACAGACATGCAAGTCGATTTTGTGACTGATAACCTTCTCGTTAAGGGTTACGAGCGTTATTCGTTCGGCTACTACAACTGGCGTTCGATTTACGGTTCATTCCCAACCTCGTAAGGAGAAGGCACCATGGCTGATACCGCATTCTCCGGTCCGTTGATTGTATTTGGGCAAAACCCAACACAGCCTTCGGATTACAACCCCGATCTAGGCTCCTCGCTATTTTATGCGGGGGGCGGCATCCTTGATCCACGTCAACCATTTACCTATCTTCCGGGTGAAGCGCAGTCGGCGCAGGATTTTGGATGGTATGGCTTCAGTGACATTGTTTCGTTCACTGGTGTCCCATATACCAACGCAGCGGCAGCCATTGTGGCTTCTGCAAACGCAACGAGTGCAACTCTTACGCTCGTTTCGACTAACTCCGCGACCACTGGCGTCTATTATTCTTCGGTATTCACCCGTTCGGATACAGGCGTTACGGATACGGTTCTTGCTCTTGATGCTTATGCTTCAGTTACCGCTTCGGCAACGAACGGCATTCTGACGGTTACGGCAAATAGCGGCATGCCAATCGGACCCGGAATGGTTCTTCTCTCTGCCTCTACAACGGTAACGGGTGGAACTCTTGGTGCATCTTCTGGCGTCTATATCGGCTCTCAGATTACGACGACGGGAACTTCATCAACGGTTGGTAACGGACAAACTGGTACTTATCAGCTAAGTCAAAACGTAACTTTCACGTCTGGTACAGTCACTTTGGCTTATCCAAACGTGCAACAGTGCGCTATTCCGACGAACCTCCAAACTCCTTCGATTTGGCTTTGGAACCCAATGGCCATGGTTGGCCGCGCTGTAAGCGTTACCGCTGCAGCAAGCGCTACTGCTACGACCGCAACTGTTAACGGCTATGATATCTACGGATATCCAATGTCGGAAAACATTACGATTTCGGCAGGCAACGCTGTTAACGGCAAGAAAGCATTCAAGTACATCAAGAGCGTTGTTCTTAACGCAGCCGATGCTACCCATGCTTATTCCGTTGGTACAACCGCAATCGTTGGTCTTCCTGTTCGTTCGGACACGGCTGCTGAAGTTGTGGTAAACTCCGGTGCTTCACAAACTACGATGGGTGTGAACACGGCATTTGCTGCAAACGGCTTCTTGCCTGCTGATCGTACTACACCGTCCGCAACAACGGGCGATGTCCGTGGCACGATTGACCTTGCGAATGCGTCAGGTGTCAATCTAACGCCGTCCACTGGCACGAACAAATACGTGTTCCGTCAGATCCCACAGGCTTACAATGTCCAGTCAGCGACCGGCTTGTTTGGCTTAACCCAATACTACAACTTCTAGGAGTGAACCATGAAGGGTCACAAGGCACATCACCACGCGCACGGTGGTAAGGCTCATCAATACGGGCATGAAGTGCATCACAAACACCCTCGTGCGGCTCACGCCAAGGGTGGCCATGTCATGCATCATGACGTGGAGTCGGATATGGAAGGCCACTTCGCTGACGACGCATCGCCACAAGAAGTTTACGCAGGCAAAGGTTCCCACGTTGAAATGGAAGCCAAGAAGCGTAAGCGCGGCGGTATGGCAAAGCATCACGTTGGTATGGCTATGGGTAAAATGGCTCATCACCGCGGCGATCGTAAGCCACGTAAGGCAGGCGGTCGTGCATCGGATATGAACCCATTGTCCTCGGCAAATCCGGGTAAAGAGCCAAAGGCTCACCACTCGTACGAGCCAGAACACGATTAATAAGTTGGGGGCGAAAGCCCCCTTCTTCCCTTTTCGGAGTTTCAAATGACTGCTGCTTGGACACGCTCTGAAGGCAAATCACCATCGGGTGGACTTAACGAACGTGGTCGTCAATCGGCCCGTGCCGAAGGTCACCATTTAAAAGCGCCAACCAAGGATAAAGACAATCCTCGTCATGATAATTTTTGTGCTAGAATGACTGGCATGAAACGTAAGATGACGGGTTCGGCTAAGGCCGCAGATCCTGATAGCAGGATCAATAAGTCACTTCGCAAGTGGGGTTGCTAATGTCTGACAAGCCGTTTTGGGAAACCAAGCTCCCTAAAGACCATCACACAAAGCACTTGTCGCATAAACAAGAACAAAGTGCTAAAGCTAGAGCAAGG